TCAAGATTTGAATTTCAATATCTGCACAGGCTTGAAGTCGTCCTCCATTGTGAGTACGGCTTCTTTTTCTGTTGTCGGATATAGGTGAGAGTACACGTTTAAAGTAGTTGCAGGATCGCTGTGACCCAGGCGGGCAGCTACCACAGATATAATAATCCCCTTGTTAATCAGATAACTGGCGTGCGAATGCCGGAAGTCGTGTATGCGAATGCGCTTCACTCCTGATTCCTCTATATAACGGTCATATCTTCTGTCCAGTGTGGAAGTCGACAAACTATCATGAAACTCCCCGAACACTACATAGGTCATCTTGTCATTCTTTGATTTCAAACCGGATAACAACCGCATAACGTGACCGGGCATCACGATCGTTCGATTGGATGCTTTTGTTTTTGTGGATGTAACCTTTCGGTTGTATTCGGTTTTATTGACCAGGATTGAATTGTTTTCAAAATCTATATCTCCCCAAGTAAGTGCAAGCAACTCCCCTTTCCTCATCCCCGAATAATACAAAGTCATAAATAAAGCATGATAAAGTGGGTCGTTAACAACGGATATAAACTGTTTAAACTCATCAAGTGTCCAGTAGTTGATATGCTTGTCCTCTTCCAATTCTACATTGCCCGCTATGGTCGCGGCGTTGGTCTTTAAGTATTCCTGTTTTACTGCATGTTTTAGTACGGCAGCCAATGTTGTATGGATCTTCTTTACATGGGATGGTTTAAAGTTTCCTATGATGGTGTCCTGATATTTCGTAACATCGCGCGGCCGGATAGATTTAATATCCACATCTCCAAAATGCGGAATCAGATGCGTATTAATGATGCTGCTGATCTTAATGTACGAGGATGCTTTTCTTCGCTTTTCATACCACTGTAAGTATTCCTCCGCTAAAACTTCAAACGTTATATCATCACCCGGCTCAGTATTCTCATACTCATCCAAGTATTTCAATTCTGCGGTTTGAGCTTCTTTTTTTGTCCGGAATCCTCTGCGCTTATATTGTTTGCCGTTAGGGTGCATTCCGTAGAAGAACCATTTTTTCGAGCTGTCATCCTTTTTTACTGCCATCAGAATACCTCCTCAAATATAACTAGAACATTTGTTCTTTTCATGATATAGTAACTATATTAAATAAGTCAAATACATTTATTTTACCTAATTTAAGAAAATTTGAGCTATAATGGAGGTAAGTTCTTCGGCTGACTTTTGTCGGCGAGTAGATGATGAATCTACTCGTCATTACCTACTTCGATCCACTCGTACAAATCTTCAATTTCACAGTGGACGATAGATGATATATTTTTAGCGGTTTCGAGTGACATACGTTGTCTGTTGGTGACATATTTATTCACCTGTTGTTTAGTCACATTCAAACTTTTCGCTAACATAACCTGATCTATACCGGCATCATCCAAGCGTTCTCGAAGTAGGCATCTTCCGACTTTGTAAGCCAACTAGACACCTCACAATATTATAAAGGCGGCGATGTTATGAAAAACAATGCAGTACAAACACTGGTGAGTTTCGTCCAACTTCTGAAAGAACAGAAGTGTAAACCGCCCGGCCAAAATTCAAAAATTAGTCTTGATTCATCCTCTCGTAATACTCCACGGTAAACCTGATGCTTTCTAAAAACTTTTCCCGATCCTCTCCCTGCATGGAGAGGGTTTTTTCTATTAACTCTTTCAAAAAATTCATTTCTTTCAACTCTAATCCATTCGCCATCCGTAACGCGCGTTCAAAGTTATTATCGTCATCCACAACATTCATTTCTGGGAACAGATCATCCACTTTAATATCAAGGGCTTTGGCGATAGCGAATAAAGCATCTTGCTCCGGCGAGATCGTACCGGTTTCATAATTTGATACAGTGTTATTTTTTTTACCTATCAACTCTCCTAATTCGCTTTGCGTTAGTTTCTTCTTTCTTCGGTAATACTTTATTTTACTTCCAACAAACCTCGACAAATCATCTTCCTTCATTAGTGCGGCCTCCTTCCGGGACTTATTATACCATAGTATTATGCAGTTTGAAGATATTTATTCCTTAAAAACGAAACATTTCGTTGACAACTTCGGTAATAACGAATATGATAGATTCATAGCAAATAGACAGGAGGAAAAAAACATGAAGCAATGGAACTTGATTCGCTTGCGTAGCGAAAGAGGTTTGAAGCAGAAAGACATGGCAAAACTGTTGGGAATCACGGGAGAGACATACGGAATGAAGGAACGAGGTCGACATCAGTTCCAGATGGACGAGATGTTTGCTGTTAGTCAATTCTTTAAAATGTCGATTGAAGATATTTTTTTACCTAGAAACTTCGGTATTACCGAGATTAGAGGTGAAGAAGGATGCATTTCAAACTCTATGTTAAAAGAAGAGAATCGCGTGTAAAGCAAAAAGAAATCGCGAGTGTGCTGAATATTAATCACGCCACTTATTCATTAAAAGAAAATGGTAAGTCTGATTTTACTTTAAAAGAAGCTATGAAGTTAGCGGAATACTTCAGTTGTACACTTAATGATTTATTTCAAGAGGAGGAAATCATATGAATCAGCTAATGAAAGCGGAAGTACAAATGACAAGTTTAGACATTGCGGAAATTGTAGGTAAAGAACACAAGAACGTCATGCGCGATATTCGTAATGAAATTGAATCTTTGGGCGAAGAAATCTCACGGCTCATTTTTGAGCAGTCAACTTTTACAAACAGTCGCGGCAAAGAATACCCCTGCTACTTATTCGGCAAAGACGGAGCGATGCAACTAGCTTTGAAATACGATGCCAAAACTAGATACAAGGTTATCAAGCGTATTGAAGAACTTGAAAACAAACAACCGGAATTCAATTTACCGACCAACTTCAAAGAAGCTCTTTTGCAATTAGTAGCAGCAGAAGAAGAAAAAGAGCAGTTGCAGTTAGAAAACAAAATACTCGACCAGCGAGTTAGCGAGATGGAGCCAAAAGTTACTTATGTCGACGAAGTTTTGAAGTCAACCGACTTAATGGTTACTACTCAAATAGCGGATGATTACGGAATGACTGCGCATGCATTCAATAAGCTGCTCAATACTCACGGCATCCAGTACAAGATTAACGGCCAGTGGTTACTCTACGCAAAGCATAAAGGTCAAGGCTACACAAAGTCACACACATCCACTTTCCGAAAGCAAGACGGATCAGAAGGAACGAGGCTCATGACGAAGTGGACGCAAAAAGGAAGGCTGTATATCTACGAACTTCTTAAAGCCAAAAATATCCTTCCAATCATGGAGAAGAAAGGTGAGCAAGCATGAACATTGTAAACGAAACCGTTGATCTAATAAATGTATTGGCTTCGGTTGTGGATGATAGCCAAACGGAGAATTCTGGAGACGGAATAACAGCAATCAATATTGATTCTTTAGGAACAAGAGTGCAACTTGGAACAACTTCATTCTTGGAATCTTTTGCTCCAAAATATTATGACGTAGAAAATAATAACGGCTATGAGTATCCATACACACTTACAAACGAAGTGTATGGCGTTAAGTTTTTCACAATATTTGATGACTCAGAATTAGCGGCAATTGAAAAGACGCACCCAAAACACTACCAGTACATTTCGGAGGTGGCGTCATTATGACGGATTACGAATACTTGTTGGTGTGCGCTATTACAATGCCGATCATCGCATTCATGCTAGGCGTCCTGTGGTCAGACGCGGGAAAAGAAGTGGAGGAGGAGTCGAGAAATGAGCAAAAGTGTATGCATCGCGCCAATAGGTAAACCAGATGTTGCGTTTGCGGAACTACATGAAACATGGAGAAGCGAAAGTGGATCTTGGAAGGTGGAGGCGAAAGTAGAAAGCGTCGAGAGCTTGCCAAAGTACAAAGTAAGGACCGTTATTATTTATAAGCGTGATACGCAAACGGGTAAATATTATGATTCGCGGGAAAACAAAAACCTTAAAATACCGCAAACGGTACTTAATAAGTATGACGAATTTATCAGTCTAGCGAAAGAGGTGAGGTAAATGTTTGACGTTACTAAAAGACCGTACATCAACGGTAAGCCTGAATTTTGGATAACAGGAATAAAAATAGAAACCAACGGATTCAAGCGTTATAAATGCAGATATTACTGCGAATGTGGACACAAGGGAAGTCATTACATCCCCCTGGGTATCCCGCAAATTGAATGTCACGAGTGTGATTATCACATTCAGGTCTTGCCAGCAGGAAGAGTCGGCCGCGATGGTATTCCAAAGCGGGACAAGCAAGGGGCCTTTTATATTGCGCACGCAAGAATGTAAAAAGCTCACTCACATGTGGAGTGTGGGTGAGCAGTGAGCGACGCTGATATATTTACTACTCTAATCATCACCTAAAACAACTATCTTGTCAACACGAAGGAGGATCATCATGGCAGATGTAAAGTGGATTAAATTAAGCGTCAGCATGTTTGATGATGAAAAGATCAAGCTAATCGAACAAATGCCCGAAGCTGACACGCTATTGGTCATTTGGTTAAAGTTGCTAGCGCAAGCGGGAAAAACGAACGCAAGCGGTTATATATACCTAAGCGAAAATATTCCGTACACAGAGGAGATGCTTGCAGCTATATTTCATCGCCCTCTAGCAACAGTTCGTCTGGCGCTCAAGACGTTTAAGGACTTTGGAATGTTGGAGTTGGATGAGCATTCATACCTAAGTATAGCGAATTGGGAGAAGCACCAGAACATTGACGGGCTAGAAAAGATGAGAAAACAAACCAGAGAAAGGGTGGCCAGGCACAGACAACTCAAGGCTATCAACGCTCCGTCAAAAAACGTCGACAAAAATGTAACGTTACACAGCGTTACAGGTAACGAAACAGTAACGAATGGTAACGCAACAGAACTAGAATTAGAACTAGAAAAGAATAAGAAAGAGATAATACCTTTTGTCGAGATAATAAATTATCTCAACAACGCAGCCTCTGCTAACTACCGTTCAACTACCAGAAAAACAAAAGATTTGATTCAAGCTAGATGGAATGAAGGTTTTAGATTAGAAGACTTTTACAAAGTTATTGATATCAAAACAAAAGAGTGGATCAACGACTCGAAAATGAGTAAGTTCATTCGTCCAGATACTCTATTTGGCACTAAGTTTGAATCTTATTTAAATCAAAAGGAGGTTAGTCGTAATGCAGAAACTATCGGACGCGATGAGCAACGTAATGGAAAACCTAAAAAAATCTGGTCGGATGGAGTCAACTTCTAATTATTGCGAACATGAATCAATCGCATCATTAGGCAGGACGATTACAAAGCGTTATCAAAAGCTTATGTTTGACGGCATAGAAGTATGTCCTAAATGCGAAAGTGAGCGAGAAACTGAAGAGTTAGAAAAGAAAGAATCTGCTCGACTTAACCGCGCGTTGTTCAGTAAAAACTATTTAACATTAGAAAGCAAATCCCTCTTTAAAGATAAAACATTGATTCGTGCAACCTTCAAAAACTATGAATGTTCACCGAACTCTGAAGAAGAGACGAATAAAGCACGCGCGATCAAAGCGGTCAATCAATACAGATCAGGCAACAAATTCAATACATTGTTTCATGGCGATCCAGGTGTCGGTAAAAGTCATCTGGCTATGAGCATCATCCGGAATATGAACGAAACGGATAATCAAGATCGCACTTGTTTGTTTATCGACATTGACGAGATGTTATCCAGAGTGCGCGACAGTTTCTCAAACAAAGAAAGTATATACACAGAGCGGTATTTCATCCAGCTGCTATCAAAGGTTGATTTTCTGGTTCTGGATGATCTGGGAGCGGAAACAGGAGCTACGGGCACGGACAAAAAAGCTTCCGACTACACAATACGCATATTAAAAGGCATAGCAGACTCCAGGCAAGACAAATCTACTATCTTCACTACCAATCTCGACCGAGAATCGTTGTGTCGCATGTATGACGCAAAAACAGTCTCCAGGCTGTTGCGCGACACATATGTAATTAAGTTTGAAAACACCTCAGATAAAAGAATACGAAATATTAATTTTTAGGAGTGAAGCCAATTGCAGCACATCATCAATCAACTAATTTTGATCGCCGGAGCTTGGAATGATTCCGGCCAGCAGGACAAAGTTCTGGAACAGCAATTCGACAACGCGCTCAAAAGTTTGCAGCAAGAAACGAACACTGATCAATCAGGCGCGATGGACATTCTACTTTCCGCGCTGAACTGAAAGGAGTGAACGACATGGATCAAGTGCTATTGGACAGCATGGATATCGATTGGGCAGTCAGAGCAGGCGAACCAGAACTTTTCCGCGAGCTATGGAATAACGGGGAACACATCGAAGACATTGCAAAAAATCTGAAACGCAAGCCGTTTGAAATCGCGCTCATGGTGTTGGAGCAAGCGCAGAACGGGTTAATAACAGAACGATCAAACGGAATATTTGGAGGTGAAATTCATGCCTGAAGAAGAACGTGGTGCGCTAATTACAGCCATTACACTTAGAAAAAATTACTCACTAGATTACTTAGAAGGATTGAACGATCAGGAACTAATTAAATTATACGACCAGTTATTTGGATCTTAAAAAAGAATAGAGGTAATCAAATGATAAATAGAGTTGTACTTGTCGGCAGGCTAACAAAAGACCCGGAGCTAAAATACACTCAAGCAGGAATTGCAGTCGTTCGTTTCACTTTAGCGGTGAATAGAGCGTTCTCGAACAATCAAGGCGAACGCGAAGCAGACTTTATCAATTGTGTGGCATGGAGAAAACAAGCGGAGAATATTTCAAATTATCTTAGAAAAGGGAGTTTGGCAGGAGTGGATGGACGAATTCAAACAGGCAGCTTTGAAGACCAGGACGGAAAGCGGGTGTATACGACAGAAGTTGTTGCAGACAGCACGCAGTTTTTGGAACCCCGTAATAATGCACAGCAAAGATCACAGCAACCTCAACAACAAACGCAATCCAATACTCAAACGAACAAATACAACAGCCCAGGCAATTACGGTGGACATTCTCAACAGTATGCACCGCCTGAAAACTCCGGCGGCTTACCAATCTACTAATATTGTCCGGGAGGTAGTAACGATGAATAGACATCGTAAAAATTGGACCGCTGAAGAAGTGGAATATTTGGAAGATCAGTGGGGTGTTATTTCTTACAAAACCATTGCGAAGAAGCTGGGGCGCACAGTTAACAGCGTAAAAATAAAAGCAACACGTCTTAATCTGGGAGATCCGCGTAAATGTTTTAACGGGTTAACGCTCTTGCAGCTGTCAGAAGTTATAGGGGTTAATTACAACGCGCTGAATCATTGGGTGAAAGTATACGACTTGCCAGTAGTAAATAAACGGCTTGCTTCCAAGAAAAGTGTCATGTTCATCAAAATAGAAGACTTTTGGAAGTGGGCTGAAAAGAACAAAGAAATGATTGATTTCTCAAGGTTTGAAAAGAATATGCTCGGTGCTGAAGAAGAGTGGGTGGGAGTGAAGCGCAGTGCAGATCAGGCGAAGCGTCTATATGTTGATAAGTCAAATAAGAACCCCTGGTCAGAAGAAGAGGATCGAATGCTTAGAAGCATGGTAAACGCACACAGCTTCACTTATCCAGAAATAGCGCAACGCCTGAAAAGGTCACAAGGTGCTGTTAAACGAAGGCTCTTGGATCTGGATATGAAAGCACGTCCAGTAAGGCTGAATAACCAAGTCAAGTATACACATGCAGATGTTGCAGCATTGCTGGATTTAGTAAGTAAAGGATACAGCATGGAAGATATCGGCTACAGATTAAATAAAAGTGCTCTCGGAATACGCGGTAAGTTGGAGCGTATGGGCTACAAGTTTAGAAATGGTGTGCCTTACAAGCTCGATGGGGAGGCAGAAGTGAATGCAAACGAAAAGCAGACGAACGAACAATCAGTGTGTACGAGCTAAACGATCGCGCAACGAAGTAATAGAAATCACGTGCCATATATGCAAGAAAGCGGAAATAGCACACGCTCACAGTTATTGCTGGCGACACAAGTTGTGTTCTGGGTGCGCTAACAGAGAGTATGCAGGTAGAGAAAATTAAAAGGTGGAGAAAATATTGGACTTAAATAAAATGTTTGAAATGCAACGCGAGTTGGATGAACGGATTGTGAAAGAGAAGGGGTTGGAAGGACAGGACCTGCTGTTGGATAAGATTTTGGCTTTGCAGGTAGAGCTAGGCGAGTGTGCGAATGAATGGCGCGGTTTTAAATTTTGGAGCGTGGATCGGGAACCGAGAATCAAAGCGTATTCACATCACGAAGAAAAACAATGCGGGGATAATGGATTTTCAAGCATAGCAAAATATGATAAAAACCCTCTGCTCGAAGAATACGTGGATTGCTTGCACTTTATTTTGTCGATTGGGTTGGATTTGGAATTTCATCTATTAGTGAAAGAAGCAAGGCCCGTGAATAACCGAAGTATTGCCAAGCAGTTCGTCTTCATTTCAACGAAAGTAGGAACGATGCTTGCCTACGAAAGTTTGCCGAATTATCTCCATATCATTGAAAACTTTATCGGCCTTGGTGAAATGCTCGGATTCACCTGGGAACAAATAGAGCAAGCCTACTACAACAAAAACAAAGTCAACCACGTTAGACAAGACACAGGGTATTGACGTGACAATAATCAATATATTCCTAGTGGCGACTTTGCTGGTAGCGTCCAGCTTGTCGCTGTTAGAAAACATACGAAAATAGGAGGCACTCTATCATGCAAGAGCAGTTAGATATTTTTTCGACAGAGGTTGAAATAATTCGCGAACAACCCATACGGATCTACGACGAGGTAAGGGTTCGTGCTGCTGTAGATGATGATGATGTTGAGACGTTTTACTACCTGCAAGAATACGAAGGACGAAAAGGACTAGTCGTTAAAAGGGTTAGCAGGAAATTGAATCAATACGAAGTAGAATTCCAAGGAAAAGAGCGGAACGGAATATTTAAAGCTGAAGAGCTATTGGTGTGTAATTGATACAAATTTCTAGGAGAAATAGGAGGAATTGAAATGACGACAAAACAAGAAGAAAACAAGCGCATGATGGAAGAAGTGTATAAGAAACGAGAAGTTTTAAAAAACGCGCCAATAACAATTGACGAGTACCAGGACTTAAAAGCACAAGGTGTTTCGGATGTAAAGATAATGAGGAAATACCAAATGCATAACGCGGGATTCAACGAATGGAAGCGTGCTGCCGGATTAATCAAGTCTGCAGGTGAATCTAAAAAGGAAGCGGCGCAACAGGCGGGAGAAAAAACAACCTCAAAAGAAGCGAAAAGTGCTGGAGAGAATATTATTGAAATCAAGCTATTGAAAGAACAAATCAATCGATTGAAGGAAAGTCACGCAAGAGATTACGAAGAGCTCCAAGAAAAATACACCAGAATCAAGTCTGAAATGAAGAGATTAGAAGTCAGTCATAACGAAGAAGCGACGGACAGGGAATACGCAGAAAAACAACTCGATAGCTCAGAGAAGGAAAACATGGTACTCAGAGGTCAAATTGAAAATGCGAAGAACGAGATTGATAGATTGAATGCAATCCAAAATACAAAGCTCGCTGATAAGCAACAAGAATCGTTCTGCGAGGCAGACTTAGCTTATAAAGAAATGCAACACCGATGCCAAGTGTTAGAAAATAAGGTGAAAATACTGGAAGATGCGGAAAAATTGAGTTTAGCCCTTGCGAAAAGGTATGTATCATTAAGCGAAAGAGCTGAGGGCTTTGCTTATGACTGAAACAGAACTACTTCACAAATTGGCAGTAAAAGCGGCTATTGGAGAAAGTGAGTATCAAGCAGATGAAGTGTTTCGTCTGCTTGAAATCACAAGGCGTATGAAGAATCGATTAGAACAAATAGCGGCAATAAAAACAGAGTCAGCTTTCCAGATTAACATGATAAAAGCGATAGCGAGAGAGGGGTTGCATCCACATGCCTAACCGAAATTATCTGATTGAAGAACAAAAGGTGCTCATCGCCAAGTTAAGTGAACAAGTAAAAATTTGTAATCGGCAATTGGAAGTAGAACAATCCGAGCGTTTTCAAGTAGAAGAAAACAACCGCCGGCTGCAGGCGATGCTCGACAGTGTGGACGTAACGCGGAATTATCGGGAGCCGGAATTGGTGGAGCAGCTAAAGTTATTGGAGGGGATGGAATGATAAAAATTAACTTACTTTACAAAAGTGGTGGAACTCAAACAATGAATGTGGAAGAAACGCCCGAAAATCAAAAAGGATTGGTTGAAATCATCGACATTATAGATGAATCGTTCAATGAAAATCTGCATTCCGTTATAAGAATAACTGAAGGTGATGCGGTTCATATCGTAAGAGTGGATGATTTGTCTTGTGTATCAATAAGTGAGACAGGTGAGTCCGCATGATCCCGGGAAAACACGGAGCCATCATCATCAATCCGACACCCACAGTCACAGTACACAAACGCAAGAAAGGCAAGCCTACGGTTATTGAGTACCAGGGCTTGCGGTTTATACAGGATGAATCGAATAGAGGGCGCAGGAAGTGATGTATTAGACGGATAAAGCGAAGGAGGGACTTCATTGACGGTAATTACTATGAAAGTTTGGGTTATAGCTTTGATTGAAAGCGCAAGTGGACCTGTAAAGCCTGTTTTTTATTACAACCCTTACGATGACACATGGACTAGGGATTCCAAGTTAGGGTGTTCGTTCAGCAGCGAGAAGGAAGCTTACGAGAAATTAGAAGAGCTGGGAGTAATTGCGGATGTTGTTGAGGGGGAAGCTCGTCTCGGCTAATACACTTTCCGAACATAAAACGAAGGAGGGACGTTATGAACATAAAAGCAAAAGACATACCAGTTAACAAGAGCGACATGACAGCGATGATCGATGCGACGGATGAAAAAGTAATTTATATTGTCGAAAATGGAAAAGTTCAAGCCATTCCATTGCCATCACATGGTATACTAGAATTACCTTGTCAGAACTACAAGATAGGTAACCTAGCATATAGGGTCACACTAAAAAGATAAACACGCTTAGTCGGAAAAACCGAGGGCGCTGAATCATTTTGTTGAAGTCAACAATTTGATTTAGCGCCTTTTTTATATTAACAGAAGGTCATTCGGTAAGACAATTCAATCTAACGAGGTGACGATAACGTGAAGATGTTGCTTGATGAGTATAAAAAGACCGCGAAATTAACCAGAGCCATGCAAAGTAATCTAAATAATAAAATAACGGATTGTGAACATGGAATTGAAACGATGAAGAATACGGGAATGGGTGCGAGTGCAGATAGAGGGGAAATCTATATGACTGCCGACGACGTCCGTGCATGGGAATCGCAATACAAGAAACTAAAAAGTGAGAATAAAGTTTTAAAACAAGAAAAAGAAATTATCAACAGTATGATATCCAGCCTAACGTACAGCATCCATTGCATCCGTTACAACACAGAGCCTCCAGTCTCGCGAAGTATTGAGCGCCGAGCATACTACGAAAGAGAAATACCTTTTGAGCATCATTGGATTGAGCGAAGGAAAGACGATGAATCATTTACTACATATGACCCATGGCCTACTGAGCAAAGTGAAGACAAAGAGTATGAAGAAAAAATACGTAAGGAGCTTGTGGAGGAGATAAAGAAATGCTTGACTCCAAGACAAGTCGACGTAATGGAATTGGTGTCTATGGACTTCTCCGCCTCACAGATAGGTGAAATGCTTGGTATAACCAGACGGGCGGTTAATTATACAATCGAAGCGGCGAGAAAGAAAATAAAGGATGAAGGGTGGCAGATGTTATGAACTCAGTGGAACCGATCCGAGAAGATGAAGATGTCGTGGCGATGGCCAACTACCTGAAAGAACGGAATGAAAGAGACTATGTTATGTTCCTGGTCGGTATCTATACTGGACTTCGGATATCTGACATACTGCCTCTGCGTGCAGCGGATGTAGAGAAAACGCATTTAGTATTGTTTGAGAAAAAGACCAGCAAGATGAAACGCATCATCCTCCATCCGCAGCTGAAGAAAGTATTGAGAGACTACACCATGAATATGAAAAGGACGCAATTGTTATTCCCTTCCCGCAAAACTGGAAGAGGCAAAAAGCAAAAACCGATTTCCAGAAAACGTGCTTACGAAATTCTGAAATCAGCATCTGAGGATTTAGGTTTTGAGATTCGGATCGGCACGCACACGATGCGCAAGACATTCGGATTTCGATACTACCAGCAGCACAAGGACGTAGCTGAGTTGCAGGAGATATACAATCACGGCTCGCAGACGGAGACCTTGCGATACATCGGAGTCATGTCGGAGCGGATCGAACAGAAGATTTATGATATGGACAGGATCAGCGGAATATGAATAGAAGCCGTAGGAACTCATATAAGGGTACATAAAAGCACTGCACACTTTCATTCGTGCGGTGCTTTCTTTACCTCCAGGCGAACGTCTAAGCGGCCAGGCGACGCATAAATAGCGTTTGAATAACTTTGAACAGGACGTTATCAGGCTTATCGACACATTCATTTTAAATAAAATCTTAAAAAGCTTAATTATCAAGGGTTTAAATGATTTATTTGAATGTAACAAAACATAGGAAATGGCACATTCAACAGTGTTTTCTTCCCACTTGCCCGCTAAGGGTGAAGAAGCAAAAATCTTGAGTGACACAAAAAGTGCCTTGAAGCCATGTGGCTCTAAGGTACAAGCTATTTTACAAAATTTTCAGAAAAAACATAGGTTCTTTGGGCGTTTTTAACTCCATACGGGTCTGGCGAGGCCCAAAAACGATCTAGTTTCATGTTTCGAAAGGTCATTTCGTTTTCGATTCATTTCGCTTTGAAAATTCGGTTTCGTAAAAGGAGGCGAGGCCATGAGTGGCAAGGGATTGAAGGAAAGAAATTATTTAGTTTCGACAGATGAAATTTGCGAAATCATGGGTTTGAGCGCACGCAGAATTCAGCAGCTGGTGGATGAAAAAGCCATCGTTCGAGCGTCACACGGCAAGTATGATTTGGTTGCCAGCGTTCGAAGCTTCAACGAATACACAAAAAACAAGCTGATTGAAGAAGATGCGGATCTTGATAAGTTGAGAGAAGAAACTCTTTGGATCAGAGCTAGGCGCATGAAGTCGGAAGCGGAATATAACATCATGTCCGGTGAATTGCACCGATCTTCTGACGTGGAAGAAGTCATGAACAAAATGATGGAGTTTTTTCGATCGCAGTTATTGTCTTTGCCTACACGCTCGGCTGGAAAAGTTTTAGGCGAGACGGACATCAATGCAATTCGCGAAACTTTAAGAAGCGACATCAAAGAGCTGATGACCATTTTGTCAGATTATGATCCGGCAGTCTTTTATGAGCAGAGTGATGACAAGATTTATGTGGAGAGCCCAGAGGAGGCCGGCGTCGTTGAAAGAAAATAAAACAGCCGGTTTATTCCGTAGGATTATCAGCCAGGGACTTACCCCTCCTCCAGATTTAACTGTATCGCAATGGGCCGATCAGCATCGTAAGCTATCGAGAGAATCATCAGCGGAGGCAGGGCAATGGAGAACGTCCAGAACTCCTTACTTGAGAGAAATTATGGACGCCATGAATGATCCATATATCGAAGACATTGTGATTATGGCTTCGGCGCAGGTGGGAAAGTCGGAAATCCTGCTGAACGGTCTCGGTTATTTTATCGACTATGACCCTTCCCCGATTCTTTTCATCCAGCCGACGGAAGCTAAAGCAAAAGACTTTTCAAAAGAGCGTATTGCCCCGATGATTCGGGATACTCCGAGATTGACTGACCGGGTAGGAAATTCTAAGACGCGGGATTCTTCCAATACGATTCTTTTTAAATCCTTCCCCGGTGGATTCATTGCACTCGGCGGGGCGAATGCGCCTGCCGGACTGGCAGCCCGTCCGATCCGCATCGTGTTAGCGGATGAGATTGACCGGTTCCCTGCTTCTGCAGGTGACGAAGGGGATCCGCTGGACTTGGCCGAGAAGAGAACTACTGCCTTTTATAACCGGAAGAAAATAAAAGTATCGACCCCGACTGTTAAAGGCGTTTCGCGGATCGAAAAAGAATTTGAACTTAGCACGATGGAATACTACAACTTACCGTGTCCTCGCTGTGAAGCGTTGCAACCATTACGGTGGAGTCAAATTGATTTTGAAACAGAATCGCACCGTTGTACAGAGTGCGGTTTTTTGAGTAATGAATTCGAGTGGAAGCGTCAAGAGGGGCATTGGATCGCCACTGCGGAATCGGCTATGCGCGGCTTCCACCTGAATGAATTGATCAGTCCGTTCAAGCGCTGGGGCGAAATCATCAACGATTTCAAAACGGCGAAGAAAAAAGGGACGGAAGCGCTGAAAGTATTCGTGAATACCTCGCTCGGCGAGAGCTGGGAAGAAGAAGGTCAAGAACTCGAAGAAGATGTGCTTTATAACCGGCGTGAAGATTATGACGCACCTGTGCCTGAGGGAGTAAAGATATTAACTGCAGCAGTCGACGTCCAGGATGATCGTTTTGAAATCGAAGTAGTGGGCTGGGGTGTCGGCAAAGAAAGCTGGGGCATCGAGTATCACATCATGCATGGCGACCTGAATGAGAACCGTATCTGGGAAGAGCTCGATAAGTATCTCCTGAAGACATGGCAGAAAGCTGACGGCCGGCAGTTCGGTATAGCCTGTACACTGATCGACAGCGGCGGACACTTCACACAAGAGGTTTACCGGTTTGTGCATCCGCGTGAAGCACGCAGAGTGTATGCCATTAAAGGGGCTTCCAGCCGGAAAGGTGAGTACACTCCGCTGATTGCCGGAACGAGCAGGCCTAAACCGATGAGAGCGTTGTTGGTTACATTGGGCGTCAATGAAGGAAAAAGCAAAGTGATGTCCAGTTTGCGTGTGGAAGAGTTTGGCCCTAACTATTGTCACTATCCAAAAGGCGGAGGGTACGGATTGGAATACTTCCGCACGTTGACGGCAGAACGATTGGAAACGCGATATGAAAAAGGTATCCCGTATCAAAAATGGGTGCAGACAAGAGCGCGGAACGAAGGTTTTGACCTCCGGGTATACAATACGGCTGCGATCGAGATTCTGAATCCAAACTTTGATGTTGAATATCAAATGATAGCCAAACCGGCAGGAAAAAGAAGAAGAAGGAGGCGCAGTCAGTGAGTAAACCTTTGATTGATTCAAAAACTGCAAGAGAGCATTTCGATGCTTGGCTGCAGGCTGAATTGCAAGTTTCACAGGGGCAGAGTTACACAATAGGCAGTCGAACACTAACTCGGGTGCATATATCCGAAATCCGAAAGATGCTGGACTACTGGCGAAACAAAGTACAGGAAGCGGAAATGATAGAGTCGGGCAGGAACGTTTCGAGGGTGCGCAGATTTATTCCGCGTGACCTGTAATTGAGGTGAAAAAATGAATCTAGTTGACAAAGTAGTGAACTACTTTAATCCTGCCGCAGGTGTGAAACGTGCGGCTCATAGAGAAGCCCGAAGCATAATAACGAATGGCTATAGTCAGCACGGCGCAAGTACCGGAAAAAACAGTACGCGCGGGTGGCAAGTTTTCTCCGGATCAGCAAAAGAAGATATTGATGCGCACAACAAAACACTACGAGAGCGTTCGCGCGATTTATACATGAGCGGCGGTATTGCAACGGGTGCAATCAAAACACTTAATACAAATGTCGTCGGCTCCGGCTTGCGACTTAATCCGCAAATCGATTATGAGTTTCTCGGAATGACGTTGGAGCAAGCGGGTGAATGGAAGCGCAATGTTAAGCGGGAGTTTGATTTATGGGCCGACAGTATAAATTGCGACGCTACTCGCGTGAATAATTTTTATGAACTTCAACAGTTGGCGTTTTTGTCGCAGTTGATGTCTGGTGATGCATTTGTCACGTTGCCTGTAAAGAAAAGAGTGGGATCACCATACGAATTGTGCATCCAGTTGATAGAGGCGGATCGCTGCAGCACGCCTACTGACAAGTGGGGATCAGACGATATAGTCAACGGTGTAGAAACCGACGAATACGGAGAAGTTGTCGCTTTTCACTTTGCAAAACATCATCCCGGATCTGCTATGTTTATGCTGACTAATCAATGGACGCGCATGGAGAGATTCGGTTCTATCACTGGACGGCCAAATGTATTGCATCTGATGGAGATGGAAAGACCGGAACAGCGCCGCGGTGTACCGATGCTTACACCGGTTATCGAGCAGCTGAAACAGTTGACCCGATATTCGGATGCTGAATTGATGGCTGCGGTGATCAACGGCATGTATGCAATTTTCATTGAATCGGAAAATGAATCAGTTCCCGGCTCCGATTTAGGCGGCATTGACCAGTCGCAACAGCAGGATTTGGGCGAAGAATACGATAACGATATCCAGATTGGTAATGGCGCGGTCAACTTCTTGAATCCCGGAGAAAAGATGGCCGAAACTAAAGTCGGACGGCCGAATACGGCGTTTGATGGTTTTGTGACATCTATTTGCCGTCAAGTGGGCGCGGCGTTAGAAATACCATACGAAATATTGCTGAAGCATTTTACTTCATCGTATTCTGCATCAAGAGCAGCGTTACTGGAAGCTTGGAAGATGTACCGAAAAAAAAGAGATGGCTTGGCTACTGATTTCTGCCAGCCTGTTTTTGAAGAATGGCTTGCTGAAGCAGTTGCGAAAGGCCGAGTGAAAGCGCCCGGCTTCTTTTCTGATCCGTCTATCCGTAAAGCATATAGTAGAGCCGAATGGAACGGTCCGTCTCAAGGTCAGTTGAATCCAGTGCAAGAGGTGCGTGCATCAATTATGAAAGTTGAGAACGGATTCTCGACGCGGGAAAAAGAGACAGTCGAACTGTCAGGCGGCAGCTATGATTCAAATCACCGCACGTTGGTCGCTGAAGAACGCGCAAGAAGAAAAGAAGGGTTGTCAAAGCCGCTTGATGATGAAGCGCGAGACTTAGAAGGAGGTGAAGAAATTAAATGAAAATCAGAATGAATGGACCAATCATTGACGATTCCGAATCATGGATTTATCGGATTTTTGGCATCGATGCAGTATATCCGAAGTCGATTAATCAACAAATCGAAAAAGCGGAGAGGGAAGGCAAGCAAGAGTTGACCGTTCTGATTAACAGCGGAGGCGGCTCTGTCTTTGCGGCATCCGAAATTTACACGGCGTTAAAGTCGTTCAAAGGGAAGGTGCATACGCAGATTGTCGGCATCGCAGCGAGCGCAGCTTCTTTTATCGCAAACGCGGGAGAATGTTCCATTTCTCCGACCGGTCAGATCATGGTGCATAATGCGTCCATGGCCAACCGTGGGGACTATCGTTCAATGGATAAATCGAGCGATATTCTTCGGAACGTCAATGCCTCTATTCGTAACGCCTACAAGGCTAAAACTGGCAAGAGTGATGAAGAAATCATCAAGCTGATGGAAGACGAAACGTGGATGACGGCCCAGCAGGCGCTGGAACTTGGATTTGTTGACAAGATCATGTTCGAGGATGACGCGTCTACGCTTGGTATTACTGCAAGCAATGAAAGCGGCGCACTTCCAAGAAATGTAGTCGACAAAATGCAAGACCTTCTGGCAGAAGGAAAAATCAAGCCGTCCAACAGCACAGGTGCTCCAGATGATGAAAAACAGACTTTGGAAGCGTTGCTGTCATCCGGCGACATTACTCTGGAGGATATTCAGAATGTATTAAACGGTTCGTCTGCCATCAGTAATCAAAAAAATAACCAACCTGAACAAGGAGATGAAAAAATGGATATCGAAAAAATCAAAAATGATCACCCGGAACTGTATAAATCGATTAAAGAAGAAGGATACGAGGAAGGCGTGACTGCAGAAAGAGAACGGATCCAATCTATCGAAGATTTATCTTACCCAGGTGTTGAAGACCTGGTCAATAAAGCGAAGTTTGAAAACAGTGTGACGGCCCCAGAGCTGGCTATGCAAATCGTAAAAGCTGAAAAAGCGATGGGTACAAAGTTTTTAAATGACCGAAATGCCGATGCACAAAATGCCGGAACTGTACCGCCGGGATCTATTGACGAAGCGGACAAAAAACAAAAGAGCGCAGAAAATGCTAGTGCTTTGGCTGCCGCTATGGGAGGGTCAAGAAAATGAAAAAACAACTTTTTGAAAAAGTCGGAACGAGCCGACCTGACAATCTGATTGCAGATATTTCTTTTCCTTTGCAGACAGGATCCGGAGTCATTAAGGCGGCGGCTGGACCGCTTCTGCGTGGAACGCTGCTAGGAAAAGATACCGGCGGAGAACTTGTCATGGCTTCTTCGACGGTCGAAGCAGACTGCATTTTAGCGGACAATGTTGTGGTAGGTGAAGAAGCAGAAACGGTAGTGACGTATATTTCAGGAGCTTTTGCAATTCGTGAACTAATTGCGGAGAACGATGTAATGTCTCACCAGGAAGCGCTCCGCACCAAAGGCATTTATATTAAAGCAACTGTAGGGGGAGAATAAAATATGGATCTATTAACAACTCATGAAATGCTGGAAGCGATCGAAACAGTCGGTCGACCTAAAACATTTCTAAAAGACACGTTCTTTGCCGGTGAAAAAACTTTCGTCACGGAAGAAGTGCTGTTTGACGTAAAAAAAGGTCGCCGCCTCATGGCTCCTGTAGTTGCTCCTCGCGTAGGCGGGATCACTGTAGAGAGGGACGCGTTCCGCACTGAAAAACTGCTCGCTCCTCGCGTGGCTCCTCAGCGAGTTATGACACTCGATGATTTGATGAAAAGAGGCTTCGGTGAGCAAGTCAACAGCCGAAAGACTCCTGCGCAGCGCCAACTTGAGTTGACGGCTCAAGACCTAACGGAACTCAACGACTCGATTTCACGACGTGAAGAATGGATGGCAGCGCAGGCGTTATTCGAAGGACAAGTCACGCTGCGCGGAAGAGTGAGCGACACGAACGATCGATACGTTGAGCAACAAGTTGATTACGGTTTTACAAATAAAGTCGTACTTTCCGGTACATCTATGTGGGCCGGAGCGGACTCTGACATTGTCGGCAACATCCGATCTTGGCGCCAGCGCGTCATTAAGTCGTCTGGGGTAGCGCCGGATACCTTGATTCTTGGAGAAGATGCTGTAACAGCGTTTTTGAATGATAAAAATCTGCAATCTCTCTTGGATAAACGACGGATCAACATGATGGAAATTGAGCCGCGTCTTGTAAATGATGCTATCACCTTCCTTGGCAGACTTCCTGGACTGGGTGTCGACGTTTATGCATATGACGAGTGGTACTTGGATGACGATGGCACGGAAAAACCTTACGTTCCTGCCAATGCGGCGGTGCTCGCGAAATCAGGAAGCGGAGCGTTTGCTTACGGCGCTATTACTCAGATGGATGAAGACACGAAAAACTTTGTTACTACGGAAGGGCGGGCGGTTCCTAAACGATGGAACGACGTGGATAACGATATTAAAATGCTTCGTTTGACATCTCGTCCGGTACCTATGCCGACTGACGTTGACGGCTGGCTTGTAGCGCAAGTAGTAGGATAAAGGAGGGGTAGACATGCCGATTAAATTATTAGTTGATGTACTGCATAGCGGAACCAGCTACAAGGCTGATACCATTATTTCTGCAAAGAATATGACGAAAAAGGAAGTCCAGCGATTGATTGATATCAAGGCGGCTGAAAAAACAAATGAAACACCGGCGGTAGAAGATAACGGAGCGCCTCCAGCTACCCAAGATATCGAATCAGAAGGCTTGAATGATGCTGACGACCTGATGTCCGATGATGAAGTATACAAAGAAATCGATGAAGGTTTCAGCATGGCTGAACTCAAACGTGAAGCTGAAGGGTTGGAAATGGAGTTTGCTAAAAACATTTCTAAGAAGGACTTGATTGATCAGATCATCGCCGAGGAACAGGATGAACATTTCTTGGACATCCTTGATCAGCGATGAACTTTAAAGCGTCTGTCGCGCTTGATAATGACGCGGTCTTTCTGAATTTTGATGAGTTCGGCGAACTGGCAGAAGTAAACGGCAAGCCGGCAGTGGTAATTATCGATGAAGATGAATTGGAAAAGAGAAATCTTGCTAAAACAAGTGTTGCCTCTGACGTAGAAGGACTGTCTTTGTCGGAAGTGCTTTTTTATATAAGCGCCCGGCACTTCGACCATCGCCCGCAAACTTTCAAGCGTATGGACTTCAACGGGAAAAGGTACATGATTGACGCGGTCTATGAGCAAATGGGAATCTTGACGATTATGTTGTCGAGGTACACCGGATGAGTATCGTGATAAAAGTTGACGATGCCACGCTTCGTGACATTCGCGTGAAACTGGCCGAGATTCCTGAAAAAGCTCCGAATGCCATTTCGGCTTCACTTAACCGGACGGTGACAAATATTTCTTCCAACCTTAGCAAGGAGATCCGGAAGACGTATACCGTAAAGGCGCGAGATATAAAAGACACTATTACAAGGACAAGAGCAAACCCTAAGAAGCTTTCTGCTTCCGTACAATCCAAAGGCGGCACGATGGGGCTGGACAAATTCAAGACGTCTGCGCTTATGGTCACAAAAAACAAAGGCGGAGTAAAAAGCGTCCAACTTAATTGTAAGCCGATCAAGGCCGCTGTAAAAAAAGGGCGATTGAAGACGGTTGTGAATGCTTTCGCGGCAACAGCGAACGGCGCTAAAATATTTAAGCGAAAAACGAAAAAGAGACTGCCAATCGAAAGGCTGCATGGTCCTTCCGTTCCTCAAATGGCCGGTAATCCCCAAGTGGTGGAGGTCGTGGAAAGAGAAGGGCAGGCCATGTTCGACCGTCGTATTGATCATGAAATCAACAGAATTTTAGACAAGTTAGGAGGTTCGCGATGACTCCCGCTGACCTACAAAACAGTGCAATGAAAAGAATCGCAGAAATATTAAAGGACTTTCCATTGGCGACAGGCTATAACGATCTGTCGCCTTTTAAAGTTTACAAACAAAGCATCCCCGAGCAGACCGTTGACCAATACGATTACTCCGATGGACAAGATGCTGAAAAGGCGATCTATCCTTTTGTGATGGTTAAGTTGTCCAGCGGCGAGAAAAAAGAAAGCAGCGGGGAGCAACAGAATTATCTGCAGTTTGTAATCGGCGTGAAAAATGAAGATCTCAACGGTAAAGGTTTTGATGACGCTCTGGCTGCTATGCAGGCAATCCAGATGGATATCGAGCAAAACCCGCTGATTGACAAAAGATTTTCGCTGGATTATCCGATCACCTGGGCGACCGCTGACGAAAACACCCATCCTTATTATTTTATAGGGATGGAAACAACATGGAACTCGCAGACAATGACAAATTTAGGAGGTTTTCCGAATGGCTATTGATAAAGAAAGTAAGGACGTAAAAAAATCTTTAAAAGTTGAGCGTCCTGTTCCGGCGGCCGAACCTTCCGTTCTGCTTCCGGAAGAAAAGAAGCTCGCTGAAAAGAATGAAGGGGCGGTTGAACTTACACAGCGCATTTATGTAGGTCCTAATATGCCTGAGCTGCCAAAATATACGGTGGTCGAGGATGGATACACTCCTCACATCGAGGGGATTATTGGAAGATGCCCTGCGGTCGATAAAATGTTTGTAAAAATTCCAGACATGAATCGAGTTGAGACGAGGTCGGCTGAAGCGGGAACGCGCCAGCATCGTGATTACAACCTCATTGTGAAATATATGACTGGAAAGGATGAGTAAACATGGCAGGATACAAACACGGCGTTTATACACACGAAGTACCGACGTCCATCATACCTCCCGTCAGCTCTATCGCGGGACTGACGGTAGTGTTCGGGACATCTCCTATTAATCTAACCGATCCGTCCAATGTTAACAAAGCGGTGCTGGCTTACACCTACAAAGAAGCAGTGCAAAAAATGGGGTACAGTGAGGACTTTGACAATTACACAATTTCGGAAGCAATCAGCTCTCACTTTGGGTTGTTCGCTGTTTCTCCGTTAGTCATGGTCAACGTACTGGATCCTGAGAAACATAAAAAGTCAGGAACCGCTAACTTAAACGTAATAGACGGGGAAGCAGTTCTAAAAAAAGAAGGGGTGCTCACAGATTCGCTCGTTGTTAAAAACGAAGATGGTACAACCACTTACGAGAAAACGGATTATGATCACGAATTCGACGACGATGGACATCTCCATATTTTCATTGATGCAGCTGAAAAGATTCAAGTGGAGTTCAATCAATTGGACCCCTCCATGGTCACAACATCTGATATTATCGGCGGTGTTTCGCTGGACGGCGGAAGCAAAGGGCTGGAAGTTTTGAATGAAGTGTTCCCGCGATTCCGCTTGGTTCCGGGTATCGTGATTGCTCCCAAGTACTCTTGCGATCCTGCGGTAACAGCTGTATTGAAGGCGAAAGCAACGAATGTAAACGGCGTATTTAAAGCAATCGCCATTACGGATATACCTACCGACGAAGTGAAGGACTACACAGCTGTGCCTGAATACAAAAACCAAAAGAATTTGGACTCTCCGGATCTTATCGTATGTTGGCCAAAGGTTTCTCTTGGTGGCAAGCAGTATCATATGTCTACGCAGCTAGCCAGTCTTGCCAACAAAACTGACGGAGCGAATGAGGGTATCCCTTACAAATCGCCATCTAATAAAAACCTACAAATGGACGCGTGTGTTTTGAAAGACGGAACAGAAATCACGCTCGGCCTAGAGCAGGCGAACTATCTGAATGGCCAAGGAATCGTAACTGCGCTTAACTGGATTGGAGGATGGAGGGCTTGGGGCAACCGGACAAGCTGTTATCCAGGAAACACCGATCCGAAAGACGCTTTTATCCCTGTCCGCCGCATGTTTATTTACGAACAAAACCAAGTGATTTTGACATACTGGCAAAAGGTTGACGAACCTGGAAATAGGAAACTAATCGAGACGGTAATCGATAGCAAAAACATCGACTTAAACGGCAAAGCAGCAAGAGGGTTTATCCTTGGAGGCCGTGTGGAATTCCGAGAAGAAGAAAACCCGCTGACTGGATTAATGGACGGCACATATACTTTCCATGTTTTTATCACGCCTCCAACACCAGCCAGAGAGCTGAAGTGGCTCTTTGAGTTTGACCCGTCATACTTCGATACGTTATTTGGTTAAAAAAGGGAGGAATAATTAATGGCTAACAAAATTTCTGAAAAACTAACGAACTTCTCTGCTTATGCAGAGGGGGATCGTTGGCTCGGCATCACAGACGTTGAACTGCCGTCGCTTGACGCCATGACTGAAACACTAAGTGGCGCAGGTATTAACGGCGAACTGGACATGCCTGTAATCGGGCATTATGGCTCTATGACCGTTAAACTTAATTGGCGCACTTTGGGGCCTGAAGCGATCGAACTCGCCGAACAAAGAGTACACGCGCTGGACTTCCGAGGGAGCCAGCAAGTCTTTAATGCGGGGGCGGGGGTTTACGAACACCAACCGGTAAAAGTCACAATCCGAGCCATTCCTAAAACGACTACTCCAGGAAAATTTGAGCCAGGTTCTACAACGGGCACAGGCAACGAATTGGAATGTACGTATATCAAAAAAGAAATCGATGGAAAGCGTGTGCTAGAAATCGATAAATTGAATTTCATTTCTTTCGTCAATGGAAAAGACGAACTGGAGCAAGTGCGAAAGAATTTAGGTATGTAATATGACTGTACACAAAAAGGAGACTATTACAATGACAGAAAATAAAGAATTGCCAACAATCGATATGACACAAGAAGTGCTAGAAGAGGATGGAGTAGAGAAAGTGAAGCTTAAAAGGCCAGTCGACTTCGAGGGGCAGACTTACCGCTCTGTAAAACTCCGACTGGAAAATCTGACAGGTGCGGACATTGAAGCTGCCGAAGTCCAATTCATGGCATCAAATCCTGAAATCGCGGCTACAACACCGCTGAAAGAAATGTCCAAAGGCTTTTTGTCGATCGTTGCGGCTAAAGCAATGGGCAAGCCAGTTGAATTCGTGAAGAAGCTATCTGCTCCTGATTACTCTCGAGTGACGACAAAGGTGCAGATTTTTTTGATGAGTGGGGAATAAGCGAGTATCCGGGTCACATTATCCGGAGATCGCTGTTGTACTGCTCTTTGCGAACTAAAACTCCAATCACTCACTGGGAGCAGCTGTCGATTCGCAGGTTACTTCTGTGGAAGCAGCTGATTGAGGATGAGTTAGAGGAGGCGGACTAATGTCAAAAGTATTTGATATCGCATTTAAGCTGGGCGCTGAATTGACGTCCGGCTTTAATAGTGCGTTTAAACAAGCGGACGGTCAGATGTCCTCGTTGATCAGCACCGGAGAAAAGCTACAGAAAAGCGGAAAGGCGATGTCTAAAAACGTCACGGTTCCACTTGTCGGGGCCGGCGCAGCAGTAACAAAATTCGCTATTGACCAAGAAGCAGCTTTTGCTCAGGTTACTACTTTGCTGGACGAATCCTCTACAGATTTCAAACAGTACAACAGTGATATCCGTAAGCTATCCTCAGAGATGGGGATCGCGTTTGAGGATGTAGCTGAGTCTGTTTATTCCTCCATGTCTGCGGGTCAGCATCAGGACGATGCGATTGAGTTCACTCGTCAGATGTCCAAGCTGGCAGGCGGCGGGTTCACGGAAGTTTCCAAAGCCGTGGATGTAACTACCACCGCGCTTAACGCTTACAAATTGGAGTCTTCTGAAGCGCAAAGCATATCCGACATGCTGATCACCACTCAAAACCTTGGTAAAACGACGGTGGATGAGTTATCTGCTTCGATGGGTCAAGTTATCCCTGTAGCAGAAGCACAAGGCGTTGGCTTTGATCAGTTGAGCGCCAGCTATGCCGCGCTCACGAAAAACGGATTGGCGACTTCTGAAGCGGGCACCTACATGCGGGCGATGTTTGGGGAATTGGGCAAAGCGGGCTCCAAAACTGACAAAATACTTCGCGGAAAGACAGGGAAATCTTTTTCCGAGCTGATAGAGTCAGGGAAAAATACAGGAGACGTGCTCTCGATTTTGCAAGAAGAAGCAGAAAATAGTGGATTGAAATTATCCGACTTATTTGGTTCTGTGCAAGCCGGCGGCGCAGCATTGACACTAGCAGCAGGTGGAGGGAAAGAATTCCAGCAATTTCTGGGAGAGATGCATGACTCGGCCGGCGCGACCGAGAAGGCATTCGAGACGATGGCAGGCACCACGGCGGACAAGATGTCTGTCACGTGGACTACCATAAAAAACGTTTCTGCGCAGTTTGGCGATGTACTCCTGCCTATGGTGACGACAGTAGTAGAGCATATCGGCAAGATAGTGTCTAAATTTGATGATCTTAACCCGACGATGCTCAGGGTTATTGTAGCCATTGCGGCTATTGCAGCGGCTATCGGCCCGGTAATCGGGTTTATTGGTACGGCTATCATCTTCTTTGGGAAACTGACGGGCGTCATTATGCCGATGATTGGAGCTATTACCAAAGCGGGTGGATTGTTCGCTTTTCTTAAGGGGGCCATAGCGGCCTTTTTAGGTCCGGTCGGCATAGCGATTGGAGTCATTGCCATTCTGACCACCGGGTTCATTCTTCTCTATAAAAAGTCGGAGACATTCCGGCAAGGATTAAAGTCTCTGGGAAAAGGTGTCCAGAGTATATTCGGCAGTATAGTAGATTTTATTACACCAGCTTTTGGCGCATTGGTAAATCTATTTAATGAACTCAAAGGAAAAGTGATGTCGTTCATCGCAGAAGACGGCGCGCGGCTGATCCAGGCCTTCCAAAACATCGGGAAGTTTATTGCTGTTGTGGCTCAAGGTATTTGGTTTGTAATTAAATTCGTCTTTGACGGCATTTTATCTATCATCAGCTTTATCATGCCTGCAGTTTTGGCTATCATACAGTCTGCCTGGGGCAACATCAAAGGCGTCATATCGGGAGCACTTGATGTAATCATGGGATTGGTCAAGGTGTTCAGCGGCATCTTTACAGGAGATTTCGCAAAGATATGGGAGGGTGTCAAGCAGATCTTCTTTGGTGCTATTACGTTTATATGGAATTTCATTCAGCTGCAGTTCTTCGGAAAGATTCTCGGAGGATTGAGAGTGTTTGCCGGCGGCTTCAAGAGTATGTTTTCTGCTTTATGGAATTTCGTGAAAAACTCTGCATCGAATGCCGGAACGAGCCTCGTCAATACGTGGGGCAAGATCAAGACTGCGGTTTCTGGATTGGCCAAAGGGCTGAGGGATAAAGTCAGAGGTTACTTTGATGATATGGTCGGCTTCGCGAAAGGCCTGCCAGGCAAGATGAGAGACGGAATTGTCAGCATGTCTAAAAAGGCTGTCGACGGAGTCCGCGCACTTGGTAATTCCGTAGTAGGTAAATTCGGATCTGTACTAAACGGCTTGGTAAGAGGGCTTAATAACATCACTGGAAAACTGGGTATCACTGCCAAAATCACCGAATGGACAGTGCCTCAGTACGCTCATGGTACAGGTGGTCACCCTGGAGGTTTGGCAGTTGTCGGAGACGGTACTGGCTCTTTGCGAGGGAGTGAATTAATCACCACCCCTGACGGACGTTCTATGCTGAGTCCTGATACACCTACTATGCTTAATCTGCCGAAAGGCACGCAAATTCTTTCGGCCCCAGAGACACGAGAGGCACTAGAAGCCGTGCCGCATTACGCCAAAGGAACAGGAGTTGTCGATTGGGTAAAAGGCAAAGCGAAAGGATTCGCTAATGCAGTTTCTAATGTTTGGGAATATGCAACGAATCCAAGTAAGTTGCTGAATCTGATTCCGCTCCCGAGCCTGGACGGCGTCACTGGCACGATGGGGACTCTCGTTCGAGGTGCTTTCAGCTTTGTGAAATCGAAGAGTTTGCAGTACGTTAAAGATATGTTCGGCAAAGCCTCGCCTCCTCCAACTAATGGCGCAGGCGCTGATTACGGCTCTTGGGGATCAGGGCCTGGAGGAGCAGGTGCAGGCTTCCCGCGCCCTCCATTCGGGTTCTCTTCCGGCTGGGGTTGGCGTATCCATCCGATCACTGGTAAAAGAAAGTTCCACAACGGTATTGACTTTCCCGCTCCTTATGGGACGCCTATACCTAACCAGGTGGCAGGTGTCGTTGTCAGAGCCGGCGTGGAAACCGGCCGCGGAAACTTTGTGCAGGTGCGATCCGGAGGATTGGATCGAGTCTATCAGCACAACAGTCGTAACCTAGTGCGTGCAGGACAGTCGGTCGCCAGAGGGCAAACGGTCGGGTTGGTCGGTTCTACTGGATGGAGTACCGGCAACCACTTGCATTACGAAGTATGGCGCGGCGGCAAGCCAATTAATCCGCGTGGTCTTGCAGACGGCGGAGAGGTTTACAATCCCGAACTTGTCTGGGTTGGAGAAGGTAAGTACGCGGAGTCTGTCATACCGTGGAATAACAGCGAACGAAGCAAATCGCTGTGGCTCCGTGCGGGTCAAAAGATCGGTATGATTGGCAATACACCTTTGCGGACCGGAAAGAAATCCGCTGAAGGTCCGTTGTCCGTCTCATCCAGAAAGTTTTCTGCAGCGCGAGGGGTCGAAGGAAAGATGGTTCATATCGAAGTCAACAACTCGCCGGTCTATCACATTGATGGATCAAATGCTCATGAAGTACAGCGAACCGTTGAAAGAGGAAACGATGATTTGCTTTCACGAATCGAAGAGCTGAGAAAGAATGAAAGGAGGTTGGCGTTCGATTGAAGATATATTCTACAATTCAGGGTGACAGTTGGGATTTAATTTGCTACAAAAACTACGGCACTGAATTGGTGATGCATAAAGTGATGGACGCCAATCCTCACTTGACCGACATTGCTATATTTGGCGCTGGCACGCTGATCAAGCTTCCTGAATTGGATCCAACAGAAGAGTTGCAAGACTTGCCTCCATGGGTGATACCATGACCAATACACGCCGCACAAGAGTGCTCATCGAGTATCAAGGAGTCGATATCACCACGGAATTAGAAGACTATTTAAGCAACTTTGTCTTCTCGGACAATGAAGGACGGGCGGATGAAATACAGATCGACTTGCAGGACAAACGGAAACGCTGGCAGAAGCCTTGGCTTCCCGGAGATGGGGATATCATCAAGGCGACAATTAAAACATACAACTGGAATAAAAGAAACGAAGTGCTGCGTTTACGCTGCGGCACTTTTTATGTTGACGATGTGAGTTTCAAGGGGCCTCCAGACAGCGTGTCCATCAAAGCTGTATCAGTTCCGTTCGCTGCAGGCGGGAAAGACACTAAGCGGTCGAGAGCGTGGGAAGATGTATCGCTCAATACGATTGCGGGAGACATTGCGGTGGCATCGAAGTTAGCACTAATTTACGATGCCCCGAATGTTTATTATGACCGGGTGGATCAGTCAAAAGAAACTGACCTCGGTTTTCTGAAAAGGTTGGCCAAAAAAGAGGGTTTGTCCATCAAAGTGACAAACGATCAGCTAGTCGTATACCATCAGCTGACCTATGAAAAGAAAAAGGCTGTCCGTACCATCACACGGGGCGACTCAGATGTGCTTTCGTGGGATTTTTCAAAGTCAGCAGCAGAGAAGCAGTACAAAAAAGTGGAAATTACTTATTTCGATGCAGCAAAAAAGAAAAAAGTGAAATATACGTATGACGTTCCGGATGTCGCAGAAGGACCGACCCTTAAATTGAATAGGCGAGCAAAAACGATAGCCGAAGCGAAACGCTGGGCAATCATCGAAGCGCGCAATAAAAATAAAAATGGTAAAGTCGGCAAACTGACGATGGCCGGGGCGATTGATTTGGTGCAAGGTCTGACCATCGATATTAAAAACTTTGGTGCTTTTGACGGAAAGTACATCATCGAGTCATGTAGCCATAATCCTACAGGAAAATACGAAGTCAATCTCGATATCAGGGGGGTGCTTAAATATTGATATTTAACCATAATGACGATCCAAATAATGACGCTCCGTTTGAAACGATACGGATTGGAGTCGTTTCGTCCGTGGATCCGGTGAAATGCATGGCGCGCGTCATTTTTGAAGACCGTGATGAAGTGGTTTCGCATGATCTGGCCGTCATGGTGCCCCAGACGATGAAAACAAAATATTATCACCTGCCCGATATCGATGAGACGGTTGTCTGCGCATTTTTGGCCAATGGACAAGAGACCGGCGTGATACTAGGATCCATTTATTCGGAATCAGACAAAACGCCGGCTCCTATGCATAAGCGCGGCAGGAAAAGAAAAGGCATCTGGATTGACGGAAAGAATTTTATCGAATGGGTGGAAGAGAAGAAGGAGTTTTTAGTTCGTTCGGAAAAGCCTGTTCGTTTTGAAGTAAATCCTGCTTGGCCGGATTACGAAGACGACTATGATATCCCCGATTGGCCGACTCCGTACGAGCCGTACAGCAAGTAAAGGAGTGATCGTATGCTTGGTACATGGGGAGATTTAGTATTTGTTGTATCCGCTGACGAAATAAAAACGTTTGCCTCGTTTAGCCGTACAGAAACGGCGCGTTGGGCAAAACACGAAGTGCATCTGCAAAAACCGAAAGCGGAATTTATGGGGCCCGATTTAGGGACCTTGTCATTTACGATGAGTTTTGATGCATTCTTCGGCTTAAATCCGCGAGAAGAAATGAATAAGTTTATTAAATACGTGCGTAACGGTGTCGCTCACACGCTGATTATCGGCGGCAAACGTGTCGGGGTCCATAAGTGGTACATGCCTGACAATAAGCAAGACTGGAGCTTCCTGGACAACCGCGGTAACGTCTTGAAGTCCAGTATCACTGTGACAATGGAGGAATACGTATGAACGAGCTGCACACAGTGACAATTTACCCGAATGAAATAAATTTTAATCCGGTGAGTGAATTGGAAGAAATCGTACAGAACATACACACCATTGTATCCACCGTGAAATACAGCGTGCCGCTTTATCGTGAGTTTGGTGTCAATGCTACATTTTTAGACGAACCTACGCCGCTTATTAAATCTAAGTTGATCGCGGAGGTGACGGAAAAAGTGGAATACTTCGAGCCGCGTGTTTTAGTAGAAGAAATCTTAATGGAAGGAAATGAGGATGGGCGTATTATTCCGACGCTCGTCTTTAGCTTGCGCAGAGGGAGTGTGATCGATTGAAAACTGTATTGCCGGAAGTGGAATTTTTTGAAACAGATCCGGAGAAGATTATTGGCAGCTACGTGTCGACTTACCAAGAATATGCCGGAAGAAAACTGTCGCAGGCCGATCCGGTTTATTTGTTTATACTCGCTATTGCAGATCTTCATTCGCAGCTGGCTTACAAGGCGAACGACGCAGCCAAACAGACTTTGCTATATTATTCGCGGGATAATGTGCTAGATCATAAAGGTTATGCTTGGAATAACGCCCGACTTGGCAATGAGCATGCTCGCACAACTATACGGTTTCATTTGTCGGAGCCGCTGGCCGTGGCCAAGAGCATTAAAGCCGGGACGGAAATCACTCCTGATGCTACCTTGATTTTCGCGACACTGAAGGACTTGGTCATACAGCCAGGCGAGCGGTACGGCGATGTGGCAGCGGAGTGCACCCTCGCAGGTTTGATAGGTAATGATATAGCGCCTGGGCAAATTGATTCTTTAATTAACCCGCTGCCGTATGTCTCAAAGGTGGAAAATATCACGGAAACTGCAGGAGGGACAGAAAGAGAAGATGATGACAGTTACCGCGAGCGCATCAGACAATCTCCTGAGCAGCTATCTACTGCTGGCCCTGAAGGTGCGTATGAATATCATGCGAAAACAGCGTCTGCGGCCATACTGGACGTCTCTGTCGACACACCGGAGCCGGGGAGGATATTCATTGGCGTGTTATTGCGAAACGGCGAATTACCAACAGAAGAAATCTTGGAAAAAGTAAGAACCAAACTCAGCAGCAAGAAAGTGCGTCCGCTCACAGATTTTGTGGCCGTCGGATCACCTGAAGTCATTTACTATGATTTGGATATACGTTATTTCATTTCGAGCGAAGCTGAGGATAAAGCGTTGATCGAGCAAAATGTAGAAGAAGCAATACAAAAATATATCATTTGGCAGCGCTCGAAAATTGGCAGAGACATCAACCCGTCCAGGTTGATTTCAGAATGTATTCGAGCGGGAGCGAAACGAGTCGAAGTCCCCTCTCCTATCTTCACAACTGTGACGAAGGGACAAGTCGCGCATGAACAAACGGTGAACATCGAGTTTGGTGGTGTGGAAGATGATTGATTTAAAAACGGTGACGCTGCAGGATAAAATGCCGGACAGTCTTTTGCAGGATCCGGTGGTCTTTAATCTGGCCAAGACAATCAGCGAGAAGCTGAACGACTTTTCTGTCGTTGCTTACAAACTTAATTACAGTGAAAATCTTCACGACCTGCCGGAGAGCGTGATTGACCATCTGTTGTGGGAAGCGCACGTGTTTCAGGATGATGAAGGACTGCTGCTGGCCGATACACTCGAAGAAAAAACCCAGCTGCTTGAATCGTCAATCGAACTACACAGATACAAGGGAACCCCGTTCGCAGTGGAGAGAGCGCTCGAAGCGGTCAACATGCCGGGCGAAGTGACAGAATGGTTTCAGGAAAAATCAGAGCCGTACCATTTCGCAGTCGAACTGCAGGTGAACGAAAAAATAAACCGGGTCGAATCGGCAAGGAGACTGGTCTTGCATTATAAAAATAAAAGAAGCTGGTTCGATGGATTTGTTCTCGTTTTGCAGAATGGAGATTTTTTAATAACTGACGACTCCTATGACTATCCAGTCTATTACAAAACCTGCGGCGAATTTAGCGGTGAAAAAGAATTTACACACGCCGATCTCGGAGCCGTCCGACTAATTGACGACTCCTACGATTACCAAGTCGAGTATCCAGTCTACGAGCAGCCATTCGAGCAGGCGAATCTACCGCCTGTCCATATGACCAACGGCAGCTACGGTTACCAAGTCCCCTACCCAACGACAGGGGAGATGCAGACCATGTCCAAAGGCTTCACACAGTTGGAAGGCCGCGCCGTTACACAGTTTGATCAATACAACTACCCTGCCCCCTATCCGGTGTGCGGGGAGTTTTACGCGGAAGGGGAGAGTAAATAGTGAGCCACACTTATGAGATACAGGATTTTTGGGTAGACGAAGTCCGGCGCTTAGCCGCGACGATTGCGAAAAAAGCGATTGTCACCATTGCGGGCGAGGATTACGAATACCCAATCACGAAGACCGTCGAGCGAGACGGCTTTTTTAAGCATTACATCGAAGTAGAGGATGAGCCAATCGGGGACATCGAGAGGACGGTACTCGTCAATGAAAATAATATACCTCTTGCAATCGGTGAGGGAATCATCGAAAAAGGTGACGAAGGCTGGCAGTTTGCTTTTAAGGTATTTGTCTCGCTTGATAAAAAGGAAGGTGAATTGAATGGCTGAAATCATTGATATTAAGGATTTGATCGCTGCCAAGCAGACGTACAATCCGACAACCTGGTATGACAAGGTGGTAGATCCGGAGGGCGACAACAGTCACCCGGGCACCAAGTTTACCGCCCGGCGCGGGAACAAGTTGGAGCAGAGTTCGAAGTCTGCGCATGAACGGCTCAACCAAATTGTCGATTTCGTCGAAGAGTCGGATCGGACGATGAAAAACCTGCGCTTTAGCTTCCTGCTCCTGCAGGCGGCCGTCACGAGCGGAGTAGTCGCGAACATCGGCTCCAACAACTTTGAGGATCTGGACGGCGTGGACTTGATTGCCGGTGCGTACGATTCGGATTTAAGAAAGATTTATCTACCGTGAACCGGCGTAGTAATGTAAAAAGAACACGCGCAGATGGGGAAATGACCTTTCTGCTGAAAACTGAAAAGTTTATCGATTACACAATGGTGGTCACGAATAAAAATGATACGTTTCCCAAGAAGTTGCGTTTTACTTTGACCAACCGCATTGTCGATCTATCACTTGATGTATATCACAATCTGTTGCACGCTAACGAAATTTTCCCGCTTAACCGTGAGCAAATAGAGCGTAGATTGGAACTGCAAAGGCTGGCGATCACCCATCTGAAAGAACTTGACTTTTTAATACGGCTATCCAGACACCGAGGATACATCAATGACAAGGAATTAAAACACTGGAGCTATCTGATGGCTGATACCCGCAAGACAGCTACCAGCTGGCACCGGAGCGATAAAGAGCGGTACAAATAACAACATAGGGTACGATCTGACAACCCCGAACGCCGGCAATGCGAACAACGTGCGCCACGTGAACTCGGATGGGTCGCTCAACAACAACAACGCGTACAATGGCAACAACGGCGTCCGCCCCGACTTGAGATACTGCCGAAACGTAGTAAGCTGCGAGAGCGGCCGAACAAAGGTACAAGTCATTTCAAAGGAGATCGTATCCTGCGTGAAATACGCGAAAACAAGACTACTGACGCAAACGCCTATTGGATGCGCGAGCTATCAGCGGTAGGAGGATTTTTTTGAATTACGAACAGCTATGTGATTTTAACAATTTATATGACGCCTATTTGGCGTGCAAAAAGGGGAAAGGTTGGAAGAATTCGACCGCTTTATATCAGCAAGACGCTTTGTACAACACCTGGCTATTACGTGAGGAGTTGATCAAAGGACAGTATGAACTGAGCGGATACAATCTCTTTCATATTTATCACCCGAAGCCCCGCATAATAAAAAGCATTAAATTTAAAGATAAGGTAGTGCAGCGTAGTCTCTGCGACAACATTCTGACGCCTACTTTCGAGCAACATTTCATCTATGATAATTACGCCTGCCGGAAGAATAAAGGTGTGCATGCCGCGATTGACCGGACCAAGGAATATATGCGTTATCACTACAGTCGTTACGGTCTTGAGGGGTACGTGTTAAAGTGCGATATCGAGAAGTATTTCGACTCTATCGATCACGAAAAATTGAAAGTGATCGTCAGACGATTGGTCAAGGATGACCGCGTTTATGAGTTGCTTGTAAAAATCATAGACAGTACAGCTGGTTCGGGGTTGCCGCTTGGCAATCAAACGAGTCAGCTTTTTTCGTTGATCTTTTTGAGCGCCTTTGATCACTACATCAAGGAGACGTTGCGCATTAAGTGCTATCTGCGCTACATGGACGATTTCATTTTAATCGATCCAGACAAAGAATACTTGCAGTATTGCAAGAAAGAAATCGAGTTTCTGCTGCAGGATTTAGACCTTCAACTTAATCAGAAAACTCACATCTTCCCGATCAAGAACGGTTTTGATTTTCTCGGCTTTCATTTTTATTCGACTGACACTGGAAAAATCATCATGAAGCTGCGACGCGAAAGCAAAGAGTCGATGCGGCGAAAGCTTAAGAAATTCAAAGAGCTATACCGTGAAGGGAAAATCACGAAAGAGGAGATCGACCACTCCTGGAATAGCTGGGTCGGTCACGCCAAACACGGCGACACCTATTACTTGATCAAAAACATGCAGAAATACTATGACGCAATATTTGAGGAGTGACAAAATGGCTAAAAAGCTTTCTGACTTACCTATCGGCACGAAAGTCAAACATCCGGCATCTAAATACAACGGGCAACCAATTGTGTTGCAGGTCGGCGCGCAAAATCATCCGGGTTACCCGGCAGGCTCCACTACGTTTATTACGGAGCGCATCTTATCCATCAAAGCATTTGATGCTAAGGAGCCGGCAAGCAGCAATGCGGACCGACGTAGTTACGGGAACAACCGATACAACCAATCTAATATGCGGCAATGGCTCAACAAAAAGGGAACTGGTTGGTACAGCGCGCAGCACAGTGCAGACCAGGCGCCTAACACCGCAAACGTCAGTTACAACCCTTACGACACAGAAGTGGGCTTTTTATCCGGTTTCGCGCAGGAATTTATCGATGCCATCCTGCCTACCAACCTGACCGTCGTTAAAGCGTCTGTCGACGGCGGAGGAACCGAGACGACATCGGACAAGGTATTCCTGCCATCTACCACGGAGGTAGGTTTGGCAAACGAGGGCGGAGTGGCAGAGGGATCCAAGTGGCCGCTCTTCACGAGTGACGCCAGCCGGCAGGCAAATCCTACGGCGCAAGCCGTGAGCGCTTCAAACTACACAAATGCTAATTTGACGGCGGCGAAACTGTGGTATTGGTGGCTACGCACCCCGAGCGCCGGCAACGCGAGCTACGTGCGCCTCGTGATCTCGGATGGGTCGCTCAGCGTCGTCAGCGCGTACAATGGCTACAGCGGCGTCCGCCCCGCTTTGAATTTACCATCCGGCCTTGCCGTATCCGACGCGCCGGACACGGACGGCGCGTATATCCTGGAGTTTAATCAAGCCCCAAACATCACAGGGCCAAATACGACACTAGGAAATAAAACAGCGCCTTTTTCAGTGGATTACCAAGTTTCAGACCCTGAAAATGACGCAGTATCGATTGTCGAAAAACTCAACGGTACAACAATCAAGACCGAAACAAACGTCACGCAAGGCGTGAACCGAACCATCACGTTGACTAGCGAACAATGGGCCACGCTCCCGCTCAACGAAACATCCAGCATCACGATCGAAGCGACGGAAAGCAAAGGTGCGAAGTCGACCCGGATGATTACATTCGTCAAGGTCAATGCAGCCCCTTCGGCGACCGCGGTCGAGCCGAAGGGCGACCTGAGCAATCTTGCCATCGTCGATACGCTGACGCCGATCTTCGTGCACAAGTTTACGGATCCGGACACTGGTGACAGCCAATCGGCTTATCAGTACGTCATCAACAATCAGCAGGACGAGGTAGTGCACGACAGCGGCAAAAAAGTATCCACGCAGTCGTTTTACCAGTTGCCTACATCCGTCGCCAAATGGGGAGACAGACTGTCCTGGAAGGTCCGCGTATGGGATCGCTACGATGTGCCGTCCGAATATTCATTTGCGCAGTGGTTCATGCCAAATCGGCCGCCGAACGTTAGCAACGTGCAGCCGGGAAGCAATAACGCCGAAGCGCCTGCGGGAGCTTCGCTGAATCCCGAAGTAACATGGGATTTCGAGGATCTCGATCTTGAAGCGCAGGCAGGCTATCAAGTGCGCATCTACAAGCTGGCCGATGATGCGCTCGCTTATGACAGTTCCCGCGTCAATCAGGCCGTGAAAAAGCACCAGGTGCCGCAGGGGCGGTTGCTAGAAGGCGCAGAATATTACACGGTCGTGACCGTTTGGGACCCGAACGGATTGAGCAAAAACAGCGATCGTGCATACTTCCGCACTAATGCAACGCCATCCGCACCCATCCTGACAGGCCCAGTCGACAACTACCGGACGACACTCCGCCCGACGCTGATCGGTATCGTCGGCACGGATCCGGAAAACGACGGCATGCATTTCCGGATGCAGATTTCGACCGACCCGACGTTTGCGACATACGCCTATGAAAAGTCGAGCGAGACGGACCGGACAGGCTGGCAGGTAAATGGCTATGACATCCCGACTGCAGGCGTCAAAAACGACCAGCAAGGACAAAATGTCGCCTATACCATGCAGGCAGACCTGGATCGTAACAAAACGTACTACTGGCGCATGGCCGCAGTCGATGCAAGCACCGGAGCGCGCGGGGAATGGTCAGGAGTGCGCCGGATTCGCGCGGGCGATGAGTTGATCTACAAAAACAAGACGCCTATCAATACGGGCAGTGTGGCCGCTCGCAGAATCCTATTCGCCGCCGATTTGCAACTGCCGACTGACGGCACGACAAAAGCGACAGTTAAAGTGGAGTTTGCCAATAACGCCTTGGATGTCTCCCCAACATGGGAGGACGGCACAGCCAAGTTTTTGGCGATGGATTATTACGACTTTACCAACGAGACCAAGACAGCATCTGACTTTGCGATTGGCTACCGCGTGACGATTAAAGCTAACGACTCAATGGATCCAATCAGCATCTCGGCTGACGGTCTTACATTTGACTAAGGAGTGATGACACATGCAATGGATTAACCGCACGCCGCTCGACGAAGTGCGCAGGAAAGAACAGTCAGAACAGGCAAAGGATGCTCAGCTCAAGCAGCTGGGCGCCTCCCTGACACAAGAGATGCTGAAAAACGCTCAGAAGGACGTCATGATTCAGCAGCTGGGTAAAGAACTCACGGAATTGAAAATCAAAGTAAAACAATTGGAAGGGGCTGCATCACAATGACATATTGGGAACTCGCATACGGCTGGGGATGGGCCACAGCCGACCAGCTACGGCTTGCCACTAAATTAGGCGAGCTCGCAAAAGAGGATTTCGAGCGCATCACCGGAGAGCTATTTGACCCCGTCAAAGAAGAACCTGTTCCAGAGCCGGAAAAAGAACCGGTTGTGGAAGAAGAGGTTGTAGAAGAGCCTCCAGTAGCTTCGGAGGAACCAGCACCAAAGAAATAACTGACAGGACGTGTATGCCTTGGATTTGGTACAGCATTTGGAGAGAGATAAAGCACCTGGTGATCTTAAACAACTACTACTGGATGTTTATCAGGCGCAGGATACGCTGATTTGCGCGCAGCAAGAAGCGATGATGCGCTTGCTTCATGAGAACGTGGAGCAGGAGAACTTTATTAATGAAATGACGAGAATGGATATGTAAACCGAGAGCGTCCGCATGGGCGTTCTTTTTTATTTCGCGCGAGAGAAAAGGGTGTGGGGTGAGAGATGGCGCAGTCAGAGGAGGAGCTAGATATGCTTGAAAGGCACGATGAGTTGATACACCACGACATACTGCCGCGTTTGGAAAAAGTCGAGAAAGCGCAAATGGACTTTAATACGCAGGTGGAATCGATCACGAATCAAGTTACGGAAATCACGGGTCAGGTCAAGGAAATCAAGTCATCACAAACGAATTTAGAATTAACGGTGATGAAAGACGGGCAAGAAACTAGGGGTATCCTAAACAAATTTGTGGACCATTACTTCGCAGCAGACAAGCAACGCTTGCAAACAGAGCGAGATGTAATCCACGTAGATGAGCGCATTACACTTAAAAAGTTTTCTACTCGTGAAAAAATCGTATTGGGGATCGTCGGAGCGTTTGCAGGGTCGGGTGGAGTGCTTGGTGGAATTGCTGCATTAATGCAATTTATGAAATGAGAGGAGCAGTATAATGAAAATTAATTGGAAAGTACGTTTTAGAAATCCGGTATTTCTCGGTCAACTATTACTCACTGTTTTTGGTCCGGTTCTTGTCTATTACGGATTAGTGCCGACGGATATTACTTCTTTTCCTGCGTTGATCGAGTTATTAAAGGATGCGTTTTCCAATCCATTTGTAATCGGCACTATGATTTATGGTTTTTATAACGCGGTGACTGATCCGGTGACTGCTGGATTGAGCGACAGCCGGCAAGCATTGACTTACGACAAGCCAAAGGATGACAGATGGAAGGGGATGAAATAATGAGAGCGTCTGTATTTCAACTCATTTCAAAATCAGAGCGGGCTATGGGTGCGGTACATCCACGACTTAAAGCGTTGGCGATCGAATTAATCAAACGCGCTTATCATGAGGGGATCAACATCCGCATTACAGCCGGTCATCGTACCAATGCTGAACAACAGCGTCTTTACAATCAAGGGCGGTTCGGAAATCCTGGCATCATCGTGACAAAGGCGAAGCCGGGTCAGTCCATCCATAACTTCGGTTTAGCTATTGACTATGTACTCGTAAACGAGGATGACACGGACGTATCATGGGTAGTCAACAAACAGTGGCGCAGAGTAGGGGCGATCGGTAAACAGCTGGGCTTCCAGTGGGGTGGCGATTGGACAAGTTTTAGAGATTACCCGCATTTGGACTTACAACGCGGTATGTCACTAGCTGATTTGCGAGCAGGTAAACTACCCTCTTTACCGTCCGTTCCGTCGCGTCCGTATCTCGGGCAAGGCGACACAGGTGCAGAGGTTAAGTCTATGCAATCGGCACTTGTTAAGGCAGGCTATACAACTGATGTGGACGGCATCTTCGGGCAGGGTACAGAGGATGCATTGCGGACGTTTCAGGCAGCAAACGGATTGATGGTTGACGGTTTATATGGCGCATCATCTAAGCGTCTTCTGGGCAGTCCCGACATGGTAGCGGCAGTTGATATAAAAGGAGATGATGAGTTGGAGTTTAGCAGCGGATCTTTGCGTAAAGAGTTGGAGTTTAGTCTAAGCAGCCGGGCGCATCGTCAAATGATTGTGGATGCAGCACTGGCGCAAGGGTATAGCCAAGTACATGCCGAGAGGTTGGCAGATGGCAAGATTAAAGATGGAGACTTGATGGCGTTAGCTGTCGGTACGTTGATTAAAGCGAATAAATAACAGCAGCCCTCTATCCATTGTGGATGGAGGGCGTTTTATTTATCTACTATTCAAAATATTATACACGTGCTATAATCTATTTGTTGGTTCACGCCAACAGATTCCGTTCAATTCATTTGTCTGCCACGACAAAGGGCGCCTTATCCGTTAACGGGTAGGGTGCTTTTTCATTTTGCGTACTCATACCGCTTTACCTACTTCACGCAAGATGTTTAAAAACAATGGACTCATCTGCACCAATACATAACCAAGACCTGCGTTAAATATCACTTCCCAAGCCTTTTCTGATCGCCCTATCATGAAGAAGAAACAACCGCCTACCATGATTACGCTAGCAATTGGAAAACTAATCGCCACTAATATCTGTACCAGTGGATCTAGCACATTTGCTAACATATTAAGTGATGCATCGCCTATGACGCCCGTTTGAATTGCGTCACTTGTTACGGGTATCATGTCACTACTAAGGGGTGGCAAGTTATCTGGAATAAGATTAGGTGGTATATTGGCAAATACGTTCACAGGATCACTCAACGTCTGTGCAGCATCAGCAACTGCGGGTTCAGTGCTTATCGGTTCAGGCATCGTCCACACATAGGTTGCGGCACTGGCAGCTACAACGGTTCCGCCTACCAACGCTACGTCCTTCACACGTTCGCTAAAGTCCGTGTACTCCGATTCCGGCACTACTTCAATTACGCTTTTCTTTTTAAACATATAGTTTCCCCCTTTATTTTATATCGGCAATCGTAAATACCATGACCGCTTGCAGCCCTGCGCACTCTTTTTTCAGCTGATCCCTACGGTGTTCGGTAGTAGTTAGCCAAACCAAGGTGGGGAAGTGACCCAGCTTTTCCTCCACTAATCCATTATCCAATAACTCTTTGTATCGTTTAATTTTATTCCGATTCTCTTTCATCGTTTGCGTGGAGTCCACTTCCAGAAAGTTTTTCCGATCCCATGAATCGGTGAACATAGCATCCGTGACCACGGTTGCGCTGCCGTCTGATACCTTCACCTCGTTCTTCCATTCTTTCGGCTGATTGGAAAACAGCCACATTTCATTTCTCATGACAATATGCTGGACGTGGCCGCCTTTCTTTCGCACCTTCTCACAATCCACATACGCGCGGCCTTTCGCAGATAGATAGTAGATGGTCTGATAGCCTTCGCGAATGCTCATTAAGTAGTCTGATAGACTGTGGAGGATTCTATTGGTATTCCGTATTGTCCCGAGTTGAAAGGTGTAGCGGAGTTGGTCGCGCGTCATAAAGTCAAATTTCTTCAAAAGTAACAGTATCTGCTCCTGCCTTTCGTTTAGCATAAGACTTCTCCCCTTTCGCCGGAATGAATCGGATAGACGGTTCTTTGTCATCCACAACTGTTTCTCTCTTATGTGAACCGATTGCATTCTGGATCACATCTGATTTAATGAAGGGAGTCTGCAATATTTCTTTTCTGTCGGCTGTCTGATAAATGGCCCTCCCTTTAATCTGCGGGAGAGATTCCGCGCCTTCGCTATCCAATACCACGCGAGAAGCCACAGCAGACTGTACACGGAACGATAACTTTGCATCAGAGTTCTGCTTACACTGGCGCGGTATTACATCGCCAGTAGGGTACTGTGTGGCCAGTATTTGCCGGAATCCTAACCCTGCACCGAGCCGGGCGATCTGGCTCATGAGTGCCTGGCACGATTGTTTTAATTGCTTTTCTTCTTTTGTGACAGCTTCGGCAGGGTTGAGTTCACCGACTTCATCAATAAAAATAAAGTACCTATCTTTTATTCCTGCATCCTGTACATTCTTTTTACCGAGCGAGCGCATTTTAATTTGTATCTCACGCATCTTATCATAAGCAAGCTGCAGCGTTTCTAGCGCGTCCTCCGGCTCGTATGCGATAGATACCGTTTGTTTAATGTGTTCGTAGTCGCATAACTCCACACCGCCTTTTAAATCAATCAGAAAAAGGTGAGTGTGGTCTGGTCGGCTGTGGAGCAGACTTGCAATCGTACTATTAATGAAGTTTGATTTCCCGTAGCGGGTGGCACCGCCTAGCACGATGTGGGGGATCTGCTCAAAATCATGAAAGCGGAACGCGTTTTGCTCCCTGGTGACACCGACAGGCACCTTCCATCCTTCGCCCGGCTGAAAATCAATATGCTTAGGCAGCGGCTGATCGTACACGCGAATGATTAGCAAACCGTCAAAAGACAATTCGATTTCTTTTGTTTCGCTCAACTTATTCGTCCATAATGTTTTTAGAGTGTCGATGATTCCGGAATCGAACTGCAGACCCTTTAAATCGGTCAGAGATAATTTCTGCCGTCTGTTATTTAAGCCATCCTCTAAAACATGTTGCTTGTTTAAGTAATCCTCAAAACTTCTGCCAAGCGGAATTCTGTATTTATATTCCCATCCCCATTCATGTTTTTTCTTGCGGATCAGCTGGGTAGTCAATGTGTCTTTTCCGTCCTTCACATTGAGGCCGGAGAGGGAAATAATGCGCTGAATTTTGCCGGATTCGTTCGATGCGGCACCTTGCTTTTTCAGAAACGCTTTCATTGCAATCCCTCCCATGATGGAGGTCGTCAGAATTTCAAATAACACATCATCATCCTTTCGTTAAGGTAAACGCCACGGGGTTATCTATCTATAGATAGAGTTGCTTACATCGAGCAATCAAAAATAACCCGTTTTGCAGATGGCTGCAGGCTTTATAATGTCCAGATGCCATGATGGGGTGGACATTAAACAGGAATGGCATCAGGAACAGACTAGCGTGTGGAAGACGCGCCGAAAATCGTGCCGATCGGGCAGTTCATCGGGAAGTCAGTTTTCGTCTTCTTCTGGATGATGCTTGAAGTAAAAACGCAAGGCATCCCGGTATGTCCTACTACGGTCGCGCTTGGGTATTTTTTCAATCAAAACGATTAGGTCTGCATCGAATTCCGGGTGAAGTTTAGCTGCGATCTGCACTACTTTTCTTTCTGTCAT